TAACGATTACCATGCGAGACGCGGCAATCAGGTCTGGGGTAATTTGAGCATAGGCGAGAAAAAAGCAGCAATGGTCAAATCTGCTGAGTACCTGGTTGAAAAGTACCGGATGCGGTGGAAAGGCGAACGTGTCAACACAACCCAAGCACTAGACTGGCCGAGAAACTGGGTTGAGTATGCTGACTACCAGTTTATAACCCGCAACGGCGCACAGGTGATTGGTGGCTTCCTTTACTACCCATCGAATGAAGTGCCAGAAGAAGTCAAAGCAGCACAGGCTGAACTTGCCTACGCAACGCTGACAGGTGTTCTATACGGCGAACAAGGGCAGGTTGTAAAGCGGCAGAAGGTTGATGTGCTGGAAGTTGAATATGATCAATATAGTTTTCAGGGTCGCAGATTCCCTGCTGTAGATGGTCGGCTGGCTCCTTTGCTGGGCAATGTTCGTAATCAGGTAGTGCGAAAATGAGCTTTGACTATGTTGCCTTGCAAGCGGTATCGACTAGCCTGCTGACTCAAGCAGGGCAGTCTGTCACGCGCACAGTAGTGACTGTTGGCGCGTATGATCCGGCAACTGGTACTGCAACAACGACAACATCAACCAGCACAAGAAAAGGCGCACTGCTTAATTACAGCAAGACATCAGAGCAATACATTCGCGGCAATCTTGTGGAAATCAATGACAGGAAACTATTGCTCGATGCAACAGCGGCAGTGGCACTGACTGACATCTACACAATTCAGGGTGAGCAGTATACGGTTGTTTCCATTAAGCCAACCAACCCAGCTGGCACAGATGTGCTGTTTGAGTTGCATGTGAGGCTGTCGTGAGTTTTGCTTCCGATATGTCAAAGTGGTGTAAGCAAACGATGCCGCAGACAATGGAAAAGGTTGTGCGCCGAGTTGTTGTTGAGGTGGCTAACAGGGCAATCTTTAATTCGCCAGTTGGTGATCCTTCATACTGGATAAACCCGCCACCACCTGGTTACGCTGGCGGTCAGTTTAGAAGAAACTGGGTGTACGGCTTTAACTCGCCACCAGTGGGTTACATAAATGATATTGATCCATCAGGGCAAAAGACTCTTGCTGCTATAATGAGTTCGGCACATGGCAAGGCTGGTGTGCATTACATTGCTAATAATGTGCCTTATGCCCAGCGAATTGAAAATGGTTGGTCAAGGCAAGCACCACAAGGCATTGTTGGCAGGATTGAACTTGAGTTACCTGAGATATTCACAAGGGCGGTGGCACAGGCATGAGTACGGTATCTATTCGCGCAGCACTGGAGGCAAGGCTGAACGGCATTACGCCAGCACTTGCTACGGCGTTTGAAAACGCGCCATTTAAGCCGCCTGCTGCTACGGTTCCGTATCAAATATGCAATGTGTTATTTGCCAGACCTGACAACACAGAAATCGGCAGGTCACATCAGGAATTGGGCTACATGCAAGTGCGCTTGATGTACCCAATGAACACAGGATCGTCAGCGGCGATGACCAGAGCAGAGCTTATACGCACGAACTTTGAAAGAGCGTCAACCGTTAGCAGTGGCGGGGTCACTGTCAACATAACCGAAACGCCGGAGATAGAAACAACCGGCATCGAAGACAACCGTTATACTGTGCTGGTGAAAATCAGATTCAGATCATTTATTCCAACGTGAGGTAAGCCATCATGGCCATTGCTCAGAAGATTGCTAAACAAACCACCATCCGCAAACAAACAGGGCTTGGCGTACCTGGCTCTGCTACTGGGCAAATTCTGCGAAGAACGTCCAGTATATTCAACGCAAGCCGTGACATGTACGGCAGCAACGAGATTCGTTCTGACCACCAGTCAAGCGGTCAAAACTACGGCCTCAAGTCAGCATCAGGCACAATCAACGGTGAGCTGTCCTCGGCAACCTACCAGATACTCGTTGAAGCAATGCTTGAATCGGCATTTGCTGCCACAACGCCCTATGCTGCTGGCACTGATGTAACTCCTGCATCCGCTGGCACATTTACTGATGCTTCTGGCGGCTACCTGACTGCTGGTCTGAAGATTGGTGATGTCGGCAGATGGACAGGCTTCACATCAACCGCAGCAGCAAACAATGCCAAGAACTTCCTGATCACTGGCCTGACCGCAACCGTGATGACTGGTGTGTTTCTGAATGGTGATGCCATTGTCAGTGCATCAGCAGGCGACTCTGTTACCTTCACACTGCCAGGCAAGAAAGCAAAACCGCCATTGACTGGTCACACAAAGGATTATTTACAGGTTGAAGAATACTATTCTGACCTGACCGACTCTGATCTTTTTAGTGACATGATCGTTTCGGGATTAACCTTTGACCTGCCTGCAAGCGGCAACGCAACAATGTCAGCTACACTGGCTGGCCTGTCACGCGCACTGTCTGGCTCACAGGTAATGACTGCTCCGACTGCTGAAACGCAGACCGGCATCATTGCATCCATCAATGGTCGTATTTTCATCAATGGCACTGCAATTCCTGTGACTGCTGTGAATATACAAATTGCTAATGGTGCAGCACCAACAGGCGCAGAGATCGGCAGCAATGAGTCTGGTGATGTGTTCCGTAATCAGATCGTGGTGACTGGTCAGTTCATGGCAATGCTGCGTGATCAAACCCTTTCTGCGCTTTATGATGCAGAAACTGAAATCAGCCTGATTGTTGCTGCTGCTGCGGATGAGACTGATGCTGCTGACTTCATGGGCTTCTCAATACCGAAAATCCGAATTACTGGTGACTCACCAGATGATGGCGATGCAATTATGCGTACGTATCCTTTTAGTGCGCGACTGAACGTAGACGGCGGTGCTGCTTTGGCCTTTGACGAAACAACAATCACAATCCAAGACAGTGCTGTTGCTTAACCGAGTACCTGCCGTCCTGCCAACTAGTCCTCGCGGACTAGCGGCGGGGCGGTAAGGGCATTAAACCAAACCGCGAGGATATACGAATGAACAAGAAAGCGATGAGCTTGGATCAGTTTGATCTCGGCACAAAATCAAATGAGGGTGTTGATGTTGAGTTAAAGAACCCTGTCAACGGTCAGGGGCTTGGCATCTTTATCACTGTTGTTGGCCGTTACTCTGAAAGATACCAAGCTGCTGTTCGCGAGGTATCGAACCAGTCAATTAAGGTTGCGGCTAACAAAAAAGAAAAAATGGATATTGTTACCGAAGCAAACGAAAGAGGTACACAACTGCTGGCTCGTTCTACTTTAGGCTGGCGCACTGATGATTCACGGACAATATTCTTTCACGGCAAAGATCAGCAGTTTTCTTTTGATGCTGCAATTGAGCTTTACAAGTCTGTCAGCTTACCGTGGGTAAAAGAGCAGGTTGATGCTGCGGTACATAGTAACGCAAATTTTATGATGCCCTGATTGCAGGGCTTGTAAATTATGCACGATCAGAAATAACGCTGGCGACACCACAAGAAGATGGCATTGCACTGCGGGTACATTTAGAGAGCATCAAGCGTCAAACAGGCGTTATCCCAGACCAACTTGCTGACGCAGTACCAGCACCAGAGTACGGGCTACATGTTTGGGATTATTATTGCCAAATACGCAGCCTGATAGATTCTAAAACCCGCAAAGCAATGACAGCTCAAGATGTACAGGATTTCTGTTGGTTTTATGCGATACAATTAGAGCTATGGGAGCGCATTGCTCTTAGGCGAATAGACTTAGTATTTATGGGGGCTGATAGTGACTGACGTTACTTTACGAATTAAGGTCGATAGCTCCGAAGTCGATAAAGGTCGCAAATCGCTGGATGGCCTTGCTGCGTCCAGCGATGATGCCGACAAGTCTACCGATAAACTCACTAAAACCACTGGCGGCTTAACAAGTGCCGCAAAGGCTGCTGGAGCGGCAATAGTTGCGCTGGGCGGATCAATGGTTGTTCGGCAAGCTATCGAATACGCTGACGCATGGCAAAACGCAACCAACCAGCTTAAAACTGTGCAGGGTGCTACAGAAAACCTGTCTACAACCCAAGCAGTATTGATGCGAGTTGCTAACGACTCACGCGCTAGTTTTGAGGCTACGGCTGGACTGTACACAAGGCTGTCACGCGCAACGGCCAACCTAAATCTCGATCAGGCTGAGTTAATCGACCTCACAGATACCATCAACAAATCATTTGCGGTTTCTGGTGCAAGCGCACAGGAAGCATCAAACGCTATTACACAGTTATCACAAGGCTTGGCAGCAGGCGCACTGCGCGGCGATGAATTTAACTCAGTATCAGAGCAATCACCGATACTGATGCAGGCCATTGCTGACAGTTTGCGAATGACCCGTGGCGAGCTGCGAGACTTTGCGGCAGAAGGCGGCATTACTGCTGAGATTGTTGTTACAGCATTGCAGCAAGCCTCTGGCGAGATTGATGCGACATTTACAAAGATGTCTGCAACCTTTGAGCAGAATATGACTGTTGCCAACAACAACATGATGGAGTTTGTTGGCTCAAGCGAGGCTGTCAAAGGTGTCGTGGGTGCAACTGGTGCTGCGCTTGTTTTCCTGTCAGAGAACCTTGATACGGTTGCAACGGTTGCCGGTATTGCTGCATCAATGTTTGCTGCAAAAGGTGTTGTTGGCCTTGTCGGGGCGATGTCTGCAACAGTCGGCGGTATGACAGTGGCAACCACTGCGGCAGGTGCTTTGCGTGTTGCCTTAACGCTGCTTGGTGGTCCAGTTGGCATCATTGTCGGTGTTGTATCAACGCTGGCAGTGCTTGGCAAGATGATGTACGACAACCGGCAGGAGACAGAAGCACTTGAGGCTGAAACTGCTGCGCTTGCCAGAACAGAAGAAAACCACAATCGGATATTGTCCTCGTATGTCGGCAGTTTAGATGACTTGCAAGGCAGGCTTGTATCATCACGCGCAAATCACCAGAACATTACTGCGGCAATGGGTGAAAACTCAGCAGAAGCATTAAACCTTGAGCGCGAAATAGCAGAGCTTGAAATTGCAATCACAGCAATGGGTGGCAGTACAACAACCGCAACTACTGCAATTGTGGCAATGACTGCTGCCGAAGAAGAAGCATCATTAGCCATTATGGCAAAGGTTACAGAACTTGATGCGGAAAGGGCTGCACTGCAACTGTCTGAGCGTGAACTTTTTATCCTTAATGCGACAAAAATTAAAGGCATTGAATTAACAGACGACCAGAAAGAAGCAATCATTGCATCTGCATCTGCACTGTTTGATGAAAGGGCAGAGTTAAAATCTAGCCAGGCTGCACAAGAAGCACTGAACCTTGCTAGGGAAAAGGCTGTCGAGCATACAAACAAACTGGTAACAGAAAACAAACGCGCAGAAATCCAACTTGTTTTGAACGAGCGACAACAAGCAATCTACAACGCGGTGATGAGTGCTGGCACAGCATTGACTACTGAGCAAATGATAGCTATTGAAGCATCAATAAACTCACTGTATGACCAGAGAGATGCTACTGATGCCGCTACCGCTGCCGCAGAGCGCAACCAAGAAGCGGTTGATGTATGGACTAAGCTATCCACTCGCGGCTCAGAACAACGCGCAGCGGCTGAAATAGAGTCGCAAAGACGGCAAGAAGAGGCAATATCCAGAACTCACGAATACCTGACCACAAGCTTTATCGACATTTTCAATAATGGCAGAAACGCTTTTGACAATATCGCCAAAGCATTTAGCACGATGATCCAGCGAATGCTTGCCGAGTGGGCTGCGTCTAAGCTGATGGAATTTGTCGGCATTAGCAGTGGCGGTGGTGGTGGCGGTTCTGCTGGCGCATCTGTTGTTAGTGCGGCAACGAGTGCTGTTGCAAACGCTGCTGCAAAGGCTGTCACATCTGCAATAACTGGTGGTGGTGCTGCGGCTGCTGGTACTGCTGCCGCTGGAACTGCTGGTGGTGCTGCTGCTGGTACTGGTATAGGCGCAACATTGGCTTCTGCTGCTGGCTCAGTAGGCACTGCAATAACCGGCGGTGCGGCTGCTGTAGGCTCTGCAATCTCTGGTGGCGCATCTGCTGCAACCGCATTCATTATGGCTAACCCTTTACTGGCTGCGGCTGCACTTGCTGCGGCTGCGGCTGCTGCACTTGCTAAAAAACCAACAACCTCTAGCAACGCTGGCCTGTTGATCCACGATGCGCCTGGTGCATCTGCTGATCGCAAGTTTGCTGTTGATGCCTTTGCCTCTGGCTTTGCTCCTGTTGGCTTTGCGAGACGGGAAGATCAAGCGTCAGCAAATGAAGTGATTGATGTATTCAGAAAATACGATGCCTCACTGACTGAAATAGCAAAAGCGGCTGGCCTTAATGTTAACTTCAGCAACAATCCTTTTGGTGGCTTTGATGAAAAGGGTCAGGGCAGTGGCTTGTTCTTGGGTACAGCAGCAGAGGAAGGCAGGGGCGTAACATCTGCGCCAATGTCTGAGCAACTAACCCAGTTTACAAAGCAGTGGGTCGAGGCTCTTGGCGGTCAGGTATCGCCTGCTGATAGAGAGTTCCTGTTATCCTCTGGCTCTGCCGATGTCTTGTTGGAAAGGGCTGCAACGCTTGGTCAGGCTGAACGCGGCAGGTTAGATGGAATAGGTTTCGGCGGTATTAGAAATGTTCCGTTTAACGGTTTTAGGGCTGAATTGCACAAAGGCGAGGAAGTACTAACTGCGAGTGATCCGCGCAACCGCAACAACGGGGGCATGATGAGCGAAATGCGTGATATGCTAACCGAAATGCGTAACATGGCTTTTTACACCAAGCGCACAGCAGACTTGTTGCTGCGCGTGACCAGAGATGGTGACTCACTTGTAACGGTGGCAGCATGAAAGTAATCCCGCCCATTGCGATAACATCAATCACATCCAGCACAGTGCCAGAGGAGGTTGCAGCAACGTATAACGCTGGGACAACCTATGCCATAAATGCTTTGGTTGGCCTTGCATCTGTCTACGGTGATCCGCAAACGGTCTGGCGATCTTTGCAGAATGGCAATGTCGGGCAAACCCTTGCAGAAGGTGCGTACTGGACTAATGCTGGTATCGTTTATCCAATCTACGCTTCTGGGTCATCTTGCGATCTTGGTGACATCGTTACCGACTTGGCTAATCATGATTTGTACCAATCGCTGGTTGCGGCTAACACTGGCAACCCGTTGACCGACACCACAAAATGGAAGTATATCGGCAAGACTAACCGCTTCCGATTGTTTGACTACGACAGAAACAATCGCACTAGTGTGCCTTTGACATTTACTGTTGTTTTTGCACCAGGCAAACGAATCGACAGTATCTGTCTCGATGGCATACAGGCTAACTCCTACACAGTGACAGTGACTAGTGTGCTGGGTGGCGGCACTATCTTTACCTCAACGGGCAGTTTAAATACTCGAATTGTTCGCACTTGGTACGAACACCTGACAGTGCCATTCACAACGCAAAAGAGCTTAAACTTTTTTAACATCCCACCTTATACCGACTGCATCGTGACGGTTACTTTGACTGCAACATCTGGCAACGCTGAACTGGCTGCGCTTGGCGTAGGGCGTGAAGTTATCTTTGGCAGAACACAATACAATGCCATCAGCGACATCTTAAACTTTTCAACTGTTACCAGAGACGATGAAGGCAATGCGATCTTGGTAAAAAGAAGGAATATCCCGAAAAGCAAGCAGACTGTTTTCTGTGATAAAATTGCCGTCAATAAAATAATCGAAACGAGAGACCTGCTTAACGCAGAGCCTGCCTTCTGGTACGGCATTGATAATGCAACTGATGGTTACTTTGAAGCGGTGTCAATGCTTGGGTATTACCGTGATTTTAGTATCAATTTACAATATCCCGAAAATGTTATTTTGAATTTTGAGCTGGAGCGAGTCTGATGACTACAATAACGCAAAGCATTCCGAGTCTA